GAGCCCTCGCATGCCCTTGAAATAGTCGTCAGCCATTGGAATCGACTCCTATATTGGCGCTTAACCACTAGGCTGCTGTGGTTTAGCGAAGTTGTACACACCTTACCCAATCCACATCCACGATCTCATCCACCGCTGTCCCGACAACCTTGATTCCAAAGTAAGGCGTGAGCCCCACTTCCGGGAAAGCCGTCGCAGAGACATCAATCACCGTTCCGAGCTTGACACCATCCACCCAGGGCTGCACGGAGGTCACTCCGTCGAAGACCAGGCTGAATATATGCCAGGTATCTGTATGATCGGCGATGGCTGTCTGCGATACAACCGCAATCGAAGCCGTCTTGTAGGAACACAAGATTGCCTCTGAAGCGGTTGCGAGGATGTTGAAGCCGACGAAGTCCTTCGAGTCCGCGATAGCTCCGGTGTCGTCCGTCATGACGTCCTGGTCTAGTCCAGCGCCGGCAAGACCGAAGGCCAACAGGTGCTTGTCCTCGGTTCCGACGGTTGACTTGACCCTTGCGCCATACCACAGTTCCTTTCCGGAGTTCTGCACGATAGCGAAAGGTTCGCTAGCCTTGGAGATCGTTGTTCCGTGGTTCGAGGTGTCATCATCGGCTGTGATCCTCACTACTCCACCAAGTTCGGAGACTTGCAGGACCACCATGCCGTTGACATCACCAGTGAACACCCAGTCCGTTGGGTTGGCAGTGGTATCATCAATCGCCAACCCTCCGAAGTCATCGAACACCTCGAAGGTCCCCGCAGGATCAGCATACGGTCCTGGGCACCCTTTCCATGGCCCCTGTAGAGGACTTGGGCGAACCATGTTGCCGTTCCTCACAGCGGCCAGCAGCCGGGTCTGTGAGTCCTCTACAAATACACCGGCCATCCTCAGTTGGTTTCCTATCCAGCTCATTTCGTACTCCTAGGTTAAGATAGGCGATGCGCTGATCGTTAAGGTTCGTTCAAAAATAGTACGAACCAGTCTACGTGTAACCAGCAGCCGAGGTTTGTAACCACTTCCTGCCATTGGAGAACAGGAGGCAGTACTCACCAGCGGTTGCTATGTCGGTGATGTCGCTGAGGCCGGCATCATCCTTGAAGTCCTCAACGATGACGTTGGCACCTCCACCCGCATTGACGGTCAGCCAGATATGATACAGGCCACCCGCACACTCCGAGACCGGAGGCAGGGTTACCGTCATATCATAGCTGCTGGCAAGCGACACGAAAATGAACTTCTCGTTCGCCTTCATCTGATAGGTGATATCGCCATCTGCGGACAACAGTTCTACCGTGTCCCCAGACCTGACAATATTCAACCTATCTTGGTGTGTTTGTTTGCTCTGTCCATCCATCGTTCTTCCTCCAACCAAGTTGCCCACCCATTACAAGCAATGGGCAAATGGACTATGGACCAGTCGGACCGGTCTGCCTGTGGCACCAGTGGCACCCTTAGCGCCTGTCTCACCCAACGTGCCCTGTGAGCCCGTAGGACCTGTCAAGCCGGTTTGACCAGTCTCGCCAGTCTCGCCAAGAGTCCCCTGAGTACCTTGGGTCCCTTGAGCACCTGTAGGTCCAGTAAGACCGGTAGTACCGGTAGCTCCATCTACACCTGTTTCGCCCAATGTCCCCGCTGTTCCTTGGGAACCGGTTGGGCCAGTGAGGCCGGTTTGACCAAGCGTACCTTGGTCACCTTGAGCACCTGTTGCACCTGCATCACCAGTAGGACCAGTTCCGCCAGTTCCACCAGTGGAACCACCCGGCCGCAAATTGCGCCATTTCTCGCCGTCACTGTACAACAAGGCATAGGCGCCAGATTCGGAAAGGGTAATCTGAGACAGTCCAGCATCATCCAGAAAGTCGTCTATGGTCACGTCAGTGTCCACATACGTCTTGTGGAGGATATAGAAGGACGAACCTTCACACTCCCTCACAGGTGGAAGGGTTACCGCCATACCAAACGTAGAGGTAGTCACAATCTCAATAGCCTGCTCATACGTCTTCATTTGGTAGGTGATAAGCCCATCTACTGCTGTAAGAAACACCTGTGACTTTCTTTCAGGAACGTCCCACCGACTGAACTGCATTTGTTTGGTGGGCATAACACTCTCCTTATACTAGAAACACCCTACAAGCCCCACCCAAGCATATCCGGATGACCACATCAAGGAGTACCTAAGGACTATGGCAGTATTTGTCATGGTGAACCAGGTAGCCCCATCCTTGATAATGTTAACCGTGGGTGTGCCAACCAGGGTATCAGCATATATCATACCTATACTGATAAAGGCTCCGAAGCAGTCCTTAGCAGCAGGCAATGTCACAACGATTGTTCCAGGTTTGTTCCTAACCTTGACAGAGCAGCTTTGTGCCGGGAGTCTAAGACTGCGCTCAGTCCAGATTTCCCTAACCATCTGGCTCTCGTCAGGAAAGATCAGACCATCCTTCATATCCATAGCTACCTCCTCACTGCTACCAAGTAATACTGTCGGAGTACATCACGTACCACCTGTATCCATCGCTGTAGAGAACAACGGTCCCACTCACCCAGGTGAATGAGGTATCCTTGTCTGCTCCATCAAAGATGTAACAGGTGTCTGTCAGGCTTATGTTCACTGTAGGGCTACCAGCTGTTCCTTGCATCAGCGTGTATATACGCCCAGCAGCATTTAATACTTCAGGAAGATATATGGTTGAGCCTGCCTCTACAACCCCTATTTGGAGCACAACCATGGACTCATCCATGGTAATGTCGTCTTCCCTTCCTAGGCTAACCACCTTCATGGCGCCCGACTCTGCAAAGACAGTACCAGTTGCCATCTTAAGCCTCGTGTTATACCCAGGTTAGATTGCAGTTCAGGACAAACCAGTACTGCCCATCGCTGTAAAAGAGCACCCACTCATCCACTGCATCTAGGACTACGGAACTGAAAAAGAAACCTGTAAGCCGGCTGATAATAAGCAGGTCTGCTCCATTATGTGCCTGAGGCGCCACGGAATAATATCCAGTACCGTCGGTAGCCTCTACATACACGGCATAGATACCCTTAACTGCTTCATCCACCTTTGGCAACGCAAGGGTATGTCCGCCGGCTGCTGGTAGGGTCAACTCCATTACCTTGTCGTGTGGAAGGAGTGTCTCCGTAACAGCGGTAATCTTTCTAACCTTAACACTTTGGGCCTGCCAAGGAGAAAGCAGTTTCGTGTCCATCTTTCAGCCCCCAATTCCTTATCGTTCCATATCCGTTATCTGCTTCTCAAACGCAGCCGTTGGGGTGGGCTTTCCTCCACTAGCTCTCCTACCACCTGTTCCTGGAGCCGTATGCGGACGCTTCCCCGTCGGCTTCTTGCTGGGTGTCCCAGGAGTCTTCAGGCCCAACCTCGACCTAACCTCTGTAGCCAGCTTACCGCTAAGGATATCAGAAGGACTCAGCCCTGGGTTCTTCACAATCAGGTCCTCAAAGATCGCCTGGACGGTAGGCTTGAATTGAGTGAGGTCCTTGTGATCCCTGTAGAACCGGGAGGCTGTCTCCGAAGCGTTCATACTCCTGTTGACCACACTCGCCGCTATGATTGGAATGGAGCGTGAGCTATGTTCAACCGCCTTGTCCCTAGCCATCGTCGCAACCTGGTTCATAAGGGCAATGAACTTCCCCTTATCGCTAGTGACATCCTCAAAAACCTCATCCGTCACGAGGCTGCCAATATCAATAGGCTCAGGCTTTTCGACCACAGGGTCGGGCTCTGGCGCGGCCTGAGACTGAATGGATAGAGCATTGACCTGGTGCGTCAGGGCCTTGATGCTCGCTAGAAGGTCCACTGTGGAAGGACCCTCATCCTCCTTAGGGGCTTCACCGGTCTCCCCAGTTACTCCTTCTTCCCCTGTCTCTCCCATTTCTCCAGTCACATCGGTCTCTTCAGGCTCAGCTTCACCTGTCACCGTCTCGTCCAGATCCTCAACAGCGCCCTCGTCTACGGCGGTGGCGGGATCGGGAGCGTTCCCCAAAGCGGCACTAATCGGATCAGACTTCGGCTCCATCTTCCCTCTCCTTATCTCTCTCTACATCGCGGTTTTCCAGGTCCTCAAGGAGTGCCTCTGGCAAATCCTGGAGAAACCTGAGCTGGTATGCTTGCCCCTGAAGGAACCCAAGGGCATACGGAACTTCCTCCGCGGTCAACTTCAGATCCATTCCAATCCCCTCTAGATCGTTCCTTATCTGTAGGAGGACATTGGATATGACCCTGCTAATGTCTTTCCAAGCCACCCCCTTTACGAGGTTGGCCATCTCGGACTGAGGAGAAAATAGATCAAGGGTCCTTTCACCCCTACTTTTCCTTTCCTCCTCCTCCAGGTACTCACGCCATAGCCGCACCGGCTTCCTCCATCGAAATAAGGTTTCCTGCCTCAGCGCCAGCCTGAGCTTCCTCATCAGGGACCACCTGAACATTGGCCCGGTTGACAAAGCTACTAACGTTTTTGGCTCCTGACATCTTGGCCCAATACTGGAACATCTTGACCATATCGAAGTTCTGCATCAGGGCCTCATTTGATCCTATCATCTGCATCATCTGTAGCCACATCTGAGGGTTGCCGGCAGTGGGAAGAGCCCCATCAGGAATTACTACATCGTAGGCAATGTTTATATCTTCCGGACCGACAAGGAGCCTCTCGTCATCCCCAAAGATAGCCCTAAGCTCATCCTCACTTTCACCAACGGTCTTGATATACTCCTCTTTTGTCATCATCTGCCTGGTCTGCTCGGCGATCATATATGCCAGATCGACCATAGCTTGCAGGCTGCTTACCCTTGCGGCTCTTTCCAACCTAGAGAGGGCACCTTGTCTGGTTCCCTCAAACTCCGTTGCGCTCCGCCTCTCTCCACCTTGGATGATACCTTGAAGGGAATCTACAGCGCCACTAGAGCTCTCTATGACACCCATCATGTTGGCTGCATCTGTAAGATGGCTTCTGGTCACATCCGTTACATCCAACTGCTTCACCGCATTGTCAACACCTCGGCCCCAGGCACTCCTACGGAGACGAATGATCTTGCCAGGACCAGGAGAGAAAATGTCCTGAGTGTTAACCAGCAAAGGGTCAACGATAAGCATGTCATTGATAGCCTTCCTGACGTTCGCGATATGGCTGTTATACAGGAAGTTAATCAATGTCTGGAGACCATAGAGGGTCTCTATCTTGGATATAGGTGTGACACTGTAGCCATCGAAGTCCGGTGAGCATACAGCAAGTGGGAATCTATTGTGGTCCAGGTTGATAGGGCCTGCCGAGATTAAGACCTTATCCCCAGCAATAGCGAACATCCACTTCTCTGGACGGTCAATCTTACCTATCCCCCACTCACTTGGAACAAGGTTGATATACATGTAAACCACATCAACCGCGTTCTCTAGGTCGGCACCAATACCACTGGAGACCTGGTCCCTATCCCTATCTGATTTGTCCTTGCCAAGGACGCTCTCACCAGTGATATGTGCCAGGTACTTACAGTTGAACAGGTTACTGCTTTGCATAGCCTCACCAGAGAGAAGATTCAGGCGATTGGTCCTAGCTACCCAACCAGTTCTCTCACCTCTCTGGACATCCTGTGCAGCAACACTGGTATCAGGAAGGTACATGTATGGGTCAATGTTCCACAACTCGTTGCCTTCATACAGGATATCTGGAGAGCCTCCTACCGACGGCCTCCCAAAGGTCTCTGTCCACACAGGTGTAACCATGCCCATACCATAGACGAGGGAGTCCCTAAACATCGTGTGGAGCTGAACACCCATCTTTGCCCGGCGCGCCTGCACAGAGACAATCTTCTCCAGCAGCATGGCACCAAGCGTGTCTTCCGGACCATTGCCTTCATACTTAAACACAGGATCATCCAGGAAAGCCGTAACCAAGTATGTCAGCAGGGTCTCAAGGACTGCCTGCGAGGTAGGCACAACGATTGATACGGGCCGGCGATCATCTTCCTCCTTCATCTTCTCCTCTAGATCATCCAGAGGGATGTAGGAGGTCAGGGTTTGATCCATCTTCCTCCAGGAGGCATGCCTATTCGACATCATGGAAGCACTCGCTGTGGCCCTACTCATAACCGCATCCCTTAAGCGGTTGTGCAGGATTGAGCCAGGCTTCAAGTCTAGGCCGAATGGGTATTTGTACCTATAGCTGGCGGATTCCAATGGTTCTGCTTTTACAGGACCACGATTTGGGTCGTACAGAAGCATCGGCATCAATTCCCCCACATTTATACTGTCCTCCAACCCACCAGAGCGGCATCATTCGGAAGTGCCGCCATCTCTTCTTCGGCCTCAAAATCTTCTGGTGTAAAGTATACCTGAGCATCCTCCATGACATAAATGATACTGGAGACTGCGTCTATCACATCCCACCTACTTGGCTTAGGCCACATTAGCAGGTACTTCTCAAGACCACCACATTGGTCGCGGTTATGGAAAACACGGCCTGACTTGTAAGATGGAATCAAGCCTGCTGACCTTTTCGGCCCTGTCTTGCTCTCCCTTGGCTTCACCTCCACTATTTGGTAATACCTACCCCTCTCATTCATTGCATTTTGGAGGGGCATTGTGATATACTCATGGAGTGAGGTTACCTCAGGAGCTAAAATCAAGGCATTGATCTTCTCAGCCATATCAAGCATGGTCGAGTAAAGCTCTGGAGGTGTAAGCATCTCCTCTACAACATACCTGATGTAAAGGTCCGTAGTCCTACGGTCCACAGTAATACCTACAACCGCTGTCTTAGCACTTCCCTTCTTGTGTGTCTTGGCTGGATCAGCGAGGACCACCCCAATCATATTAGGGTCCTCGTTAAGCTCTTGCTCAGTCTTGTCATAGGACTTAAAATACTCCGGCTTGAACCCTCTATCCTCTGTGGAGATTGGAAGGTTCCTGAACTCACTGTAGGCCACATCAAGAAGCCCTCGCTCCCTAAAGCCATCAACGAGCTCCTTAATCTGATCATCATTCATGAAGTCAGGCCAATTGCTATGGTAGTCATCATCGAACAGCTCTAGCCTTAATGGATGCCATTCAGGATCAACAAGCAAATTGGAGAGAAGGCTGTCCTCATGGAGCACGGTTCCAATAACGATTATCCTCCAGCCCGGCTCGCCACGATCCACACTGTTGACAACAGAGGAATGGAACCACTTCTTCAGGATTTCTCTCTGGTCAAAGCTCCTCACAGACTCGTCGTTCTCAAGGTCATCCAAAACGAACAGGTCTGGACGATAGTGCAGGTACTTCCTCCCTCGGATTTGCTGTCCAGCACCACGAGGAAGCACCTTTGTTCCTGTTGAGGTGACCCATCCCTGCTTGGCAAACTCGTCAGACTTGAAGCCACCAAACAGTTCGGCCACTACCTCATTACCAGCAACTTCCTTCTTCAGGTTCTCACTCTGTTCAATGGCGGCATTCTCCGTCGCGCTCACGGTGACAATATACCTCTTGGTCCTGTAGAGGATATGCTGCATTGGAAGTGCCATGTTCACGATAGATGTTTTGCCAAAACCTCGAGGTGCGGCAATGACAGCCTTCTGGATGCTATCATCATCAATCACCTTGAAGATTTCCCTATGCAAGGAAGAGAACTTCCTCCAGAACGTCTCCGGCATAAACGTCTTGCAGAAGAGCTCCATAGAGTTCTTGCATTGGGCAAGTAGTTGGACCAACTCATCCTTGTCGGCGAAATCAATCATCCTGTACCTCTGGTTCGTACTATTTTTGTACGACCCATTACGCTGTTTCAGCCAGGTATTCCCAGCCAACGCTCTCAGCAACATCCTCAGGGGTCACAATCGGCCCATTCAGCATGTTGAAAAGCTGGTTGCTCAGACTCCCAGTGTCTGTTCCGTCTCCTGCCTCAACCAGCGGAGTCGACCCATCACTTCTGGCATAGGGAGGACCAGCCGCTGAAAGGACAGCGTTGACTCCAGAGGCGATGTCCGCTGCATCTGAGGAAGCCGCGAGCAGCTGGGTTTCCATCACCGCCGCCTGCTCGTTAATCTCAACCATGGCTTCAAGGATCTTCATAGCCCTCTGAAGCCTGATTCTCCTGACCGAACACTTCTGAGTGGTTACAGCAGCCATCTCAACCCCCTACTCCTTCAGCGCCCTTACATCCTTATGTATATCGTTAAGGCGCGCGTCTATGAGTTCCATCCACTTGACTACCCCAGAGTGAGCGGAGCAGACTTTGTTGTGTCCATTGCTTGGCACGAACTTGAAGATGGCAGCCACTAATACAGCTCCCCCACTTATGATTGTCGCCACATATGCTTCCGTCCCCATGCTTCCCTCCCCAATCTATGGCTCAAGTCTAGTTGGAGATCCATCCTCTATCAGGATGATCTTACCATCCTCTGTCAAGAGGTAGTTACCTGACACTATAGTGGCATACCCTATACCTATTAAGAAGTTAGCAAGGAGCCTGGGAATACCTCTGTTGCCTCCGGCATGGAACAACCCAAGCAGTCTTCCCCTCACTATGACCCTAAACCACTGTGCAGCCCAAGGGCTCCACCTATCATAGGAGTCCATCATCCTCCATCTATGCCAATATGTAGCCCCTTTCATAAGTTCTATCCCACAAGTGACCTCCCTCCTCTCATCCAGCTCTATGTAATAAGGAGAAGTGTCAACCTTCCCTGTATCCCATAGAGGAGAAGTGAAAACTGGAGAGCCTTTAACCACCTGTGCCTGGTATCCAAACGCCCTTGCTTCATCTCCTGTTGCCCAGCTATCCTGAACTGCACTGAGCACCGGGTATGCACTTAACGCTGAATGGTAAGTCCCATCGCTTTTGAGGTCTTTTGGAGGCTTGATAGCAAGGCCAGCAACCAGGTGAGGAACACCTTCATCTGTGAACTCAAGGGACATGTTCCAGAACCCAGAGACCATATGGATAACAGCTATCTGGTCTTTGGTTCCTTCCTGTTGAAGGACGTCAACAGGTATTAGGATTACCGATTCCTTACCCTTGATCCCTTCCTGCTGTTCAGCAGCAGGGTCCTCATGAACATGTCCAACCTTTCCCATACTAATTGCAAGCCAGTCTTGATCGAATGGTTCAGGATCAACCCTATCCCTAATCCTACTCCAGGTTACTATGAAGGAGTAACCACCTATGCTACCTGCCCTGAAGTAAGGACGCTCAGTCAAAGCAGCAGGATAATGGAGGGTATGCTTAAACACCTCATCATAGTCAAGGAGGAACTGAGCCTCATTCACATCGTTATAGCAGGAGTAAATATGCTCTGCGGCACTGAAGCCACTCTGGTTGCTTTCCTGTGTATGGGTGGCATCCTTAGAGTAGAAGTAAAGCTGGCTGATGGTTGCACTTCCGTAACCGCTAAGGCTTAGCTCTTCTCCTGCCCCGACACCTCCAAGCCAGGCTTCCCTCCAACCCCAAAGGGCTCCCGACATACTGTTCTCTACGGCGCTACTTACAGGAACATAGGTTGTTCCTCTGAGATTCTTCCTCAACCAGTAAGTAGAGTTACCGTCAAACTCGGCTTGACCAGGCTCGCACAGGGGCCATCTACCCAAGGGAGTAGGCGATTCCCACTTATCTTCATCCCATACCCCTACCTTTTTGACCCTGATATTCTTCAGCCATATATTTGTTCCACCAATAAAGACAGACTGGGCTGTTCCAGTCGCGGCATTAAAGGCGGCTAATTCAGTATCTGTATCAGTCCAGTAACCACTCACTCCTGGATACTCAAAAGGAATGGAGGCCCTATGCCAAAAACCTGTAACTACTGCTGGGCTATCAGTGTCAACCCTTACTGTCTGGAATGTTCCTGATCCCGCATCGTAATAGGTGCCCCTGAGACCGAAGTAATCCAGGCCGCACCCAGCCTCGGCGAAGTAGTCAAACTCAAGGATGTATTCATCATCTTCATCCCAAGTTGACGCATCCCCTATATGGAAGTTGGTATCAAGTGAGGCATAAGACTGAAGGACTTCATACTGACCATCCCCTACCGGCCCAGCCTCCTGGCTCAGTATAGCTCCACTAAGCGTATTCCAACTATCAAGGCCCGAGGAGAAATCGCTACGGTATTTTATCCAATACCCAAAGTCGTCGAAGAACCTAAAGGTTAGATCACCGTTGCTATATAGAACATCAGCACTTGCATTGCCATGATAGATATAGATGGTGACTGTTCCACCATCAGCTGGAATTGAGGGGATGCAGACCCACAGGCGCGTCTCTGTGGTGTTGAGTCCAGACTCCACAAAGAACGGAAGCAGTGAGGTTCCATCATCCGCAGTTACACGGAGGTCAGCACCATCCAACCTGATGTCACCGCTCGCATAAGGCGTGGCCGTGTCATAGAGAACCCGGACGGGATAGTTAGAGAGGACCGGATTTCCGGCTGGGTTCTCTATGGTGATCTCAAACTGTTCAGTGAATCCTGTAAGAACAGCCATTATTGATCGGCCTCCACAGCCCAATAGACATACAGCCTAGAATAGATGTCCTGGTCAACTGCGTGCCCAAACTGGAGGGCGTCGGTCTTCCTCAGGTAAAACGCCTGGATGTCCAGGCTCCCAAGGACTACATCAAACTCTATCTCAGTCCCCGCTTCAGGTAGATACCATGTGACCCCATCCTTGCTAATCTCGAAGAACTTGGAGATGTCAAGGACATAGCACCACTTCGCATGACCCAAGGTCAGTGCCGTCTTCAGGGTAATGACACCCGCTGTATGGGACTCGTATTCAACATCCTCGTTCCCCTCAACCGCGTCTACGATCCTGATTTTCCCACTTGAGGATGGGAAGAGGTCGCAGTCATGAACCTCCAATGTCCCATCCAAGGCTGTAGCTACCGTCTTGATGGTTGACAGCATAGGCCAGAATGCCAGCTTAGGCTTCGTAATGCCTGGCACGTTGTAGTTCATGAAGGCTGCATCGGTGGCCACACCATCAGTGCTGTTGCACCAACGATCAGGGATTGGCATGTAGGGCCAGTACGCCTTCCAATCTTCCCCTGGTGTCCAACTCCACCACTGAGTTGGAGGATGGTCGTAGACCCACCAGCGAAGGAGCTTACCAGCCTTCTCTGTAAAGTCAGCCTTCACCATTATATCCCCGGCAACATATGTTCCACCTGCCTTATACCAAAAGCTTGAACCACCGTCATCCTCACAGTAGACGCTGTTATCGCCTGTACACTTGATGGCAAGAAGGTCACCTGCTGCGACCACCAATGGAGGATCGATGATGATAGGATGCTGATGGTAGAAATCACCAGAGGCAGTGATAGTCCTTACATCCCTGACGTACCAATGATTGGTTTCAGGCTTTACAACAGCGAGCTTGCTAATACTAGCTCCACCAATGTCACCATAGAAGCCAGCCACACCCAGAAGGAACCCATCATTTGCAGCCGGATGCTCAGTGTCAATAAGCCAACCTTCACCTATACTTATATCAAGGTTATCCTTATAGGCGGCATCCTCTCCAGTGGACTCATTCAACCCCTGCAACGATGTATCTGTCCCCATGCCCCCACATGAATTGGAGCCGGCTGTGAAGAGGATCTGAGGCTTATGTCCAGAGTATGTAGGCTCACTGTAGATGATTACCTCTTGGAGCACAGTCTCCACAGAGGCTACAATGGTGACCCTCACACCTCTTACACCCTTGCCGAGGTTGATGCGGACATAGGCGCCTGCGTCTGTCAAGGCCCCCTCATTCGTCCAGTCAACCATATCCTGGGAGGTTTCAACTGTCCAGTCTCCTATGTTCTGGACTGTGCAGTAGATAGCCACCCTACTAACGTTGGTCAGCAGTCCAACGACAGCTGTCAGGTCATACTCAACCACCTCTGTAGCCGCGTTGGGAACCGTCCTAGCGTCCACATCTATACAGGTATCATGCAGGCCGTTCATTTCATCACCTGACCAGCTTGCATGGGTTACCTGTAATGGGGTAGCTCTCCAGACCTTTAGTCCAAGGTTGACCTGTGTATAAGCCACAACTTACTCCTATCGGATGATAGTCGTTCCGTCATCTATCTCTGAGACCACCTTTGGAGTGCCCCAGATGAAGTGCTTGAAGACTTCCACCATCATGTCAACTAAGACACCCCAGAGCTTCCTCTCCGTCTTCTTGGTGATAACTGGAATGTTCACCCTCCTCATTATGTAGTCAATGGCGGCCACCTTCTTCTCCCCGCCAGTGACAGGAGGAAACTCGTCAATGTTAGGAGAAACCACCCCATTTGCCAGGGCCTCCGAGCGGTTGACAGCAGCAGCAACCGTGCTGAGGGCTAAACCCTTAACTACAGTGGTGATTACTCCACTTGCCAGCATTCCTACAAACTTCAACATGGCGGGCTCCTTTGTGCCGACAGGCACGGTTTGTACTATTTTAGAACGACCCACTAAACAATAGCTGGATCTTGAAACAGGATAAAACCATGTCGTGGCTGTCTCACCACTAGAAACGATGAGATTAGGGTGTCCATCCCACAGTTAAACTCCGCCTTTATCCAGGCTGACGTGAAGTCTCCTTCAGCAAAACGGACCTCATCAATAGAGCCCTTGAAAGGGTTATTGTAGGAGCCACTACTATACCTAGCGCCTATAACACCTCGTATGGTGGCGCTCGCATAGGCCACCAAGTTAACATCAACCGTCTCATCCAACTCGCCATCGAAGTATATTGTCATATCAAAGGTTGAACTATGATGAACAACGGCTACATGGTGCCAGTTATCATCGGACAACGCCACAGTGGAGTACAGGTTTCTCCACACATTCCTACTCGTAGCATAACGGAACTCATTGGAGGAGCCAAAGAAAAGAAGAGAACCATCGTTGTCGGAACTGCTAGCGTAATAGGATTGAGACATAAGGCACATTAAGGTTGTATAGTCCCCATTACACTTGAGCCAGCAGGACAGGCTAGATGGACAACCGTAGTTGAAGTTCTCTCCATGGTTTACGTAGTCATCCGTACCATCGAAGACCTGACACTTCCCTACTTTCCCTGTACCTTGTGCAGGCTCCGCTGCGCCCTTCTTTGCACCATCTACATTGTTGGATGTAGAGTCAACCGTGACACTTGTGGTAGCGCCATCATTCTCATGATCCACAAGAGTGTACATAGACTGCCAAACACTCTGCGCTGGTGTTCCTCCAGAAGCTCCTACATAGGTGGTATTATCAGCCTGGGCGTTATCGTAATATAGGTAGACCGTTGTATGTGCGCTGGAGGAAATCTCCCAAGCGGCAATGCTAGTCCATAGCCATGCTTCCTCTGTACCACTATCCCAGTCAGAAATGTCCACATACATCTGCGTTGTGCCGTCAGCCTGAGTCACGGCGATCTTGAGCTTATTGGCACCAACCTCGTCGAATACAGCGGTGACATCCTCATCACCCTGACCACTTGCCGAACTCAGGTGTATAGCCAGAGGAAAGAACGTCAGGGTGGCATCAACCTTGGCGGAGTCAATCGTGATTTCCAGCCTATTCGCCCACGTTCCAAGCCACGCCATCTTACGACCTCGTATACTGGCAAAGGAACCCAACCAACCTTGCGTCCCCACCCATATCGTCCCCAGAAACATCCCTAAATCCACGTAGCTGAACCAGTTCACCGGCCGCTGGTGTTCCAGCAATGGTAATCGCCGATGTAGCCGGACCTATATGGACATAGATGTCGTGGAGCCAGGTATCCGTAGAGACCTGAGGATCACCCCACGCCTGGTCAATAGCCTCATCGTTCCCGTATGATCTGCCTTGCAGACCCCAACAAACGGTTTCGGCGGCTCCACCCTCTCCAGCAGCACATGTCCAGTATGGAACGGCTGTAATAGTTCCACCATCCCATTCAGGTAGGACCAACGTCCACTGCATATGCTCGTCGGCATCTTTATCAAAGTCCGCCAGGTATAGGTCAACATCGTGCGTACCAAACTCAATCTTAATTGGGGTAGCACAGCCATTAGATGTTGAGGGCCAACCTCCAGCGGTACTCAGGAAGAAAGAACCAGAGGGCGCTGGCCCTGTAGCTCCTGTCTCCCCTAATGTTCCTTGGTCACCTGTTGGACCTATCGGCCCGGTTGGGCCAGTCGTCCCAGTAGACCCATCATCACCAGTCGGTCCAGTAGGCCCTGTAAGACCAGTTGCACCTAAGGTCCCTTGGTCACCGGCCGTTCCTTGAGTACCTTGTGCACCTGTAGGCCCAGTGAGTCCTGTGGGTCCTGTGGGTCCCGTAAGTCCTGTTTGTCCGGTAACTCCAGCTGTTCCTTGTTCACCAGCTGTTCCAGCGGTTCCTTGCGCACCGGTTTCACCTAACGTACCTTGTGCACCAGTCGGACCAGTTAACCCTGTCACACCGGTTGGTCCCTGGATACCCGTCTCACCTAATGTACCCTGCGCACCGGTCGGTCCAGTCAGCCCAGTCACACCTAGCGTACCCTGTGCCCCTGTTGGACCAGTTGGACCTGTAAGTCCTGTTGGGCCCGTGCCATCACTTGGGCCACTAGGTCCTGTGATTCCTGTAAGACCTGTCGGCCCAGTAAGACCGGTTAGCCCAGTTTGTCCAGTTGCTCCGGTAGGCCCAGTTTGACCCGTTCCATCACTAGGACCACTTGGCCCTGTAATACCAGTTAGCCCGGTTGGACCAGTAGGCCCCGTAAGTCCGGTAACTCCAAGAGTGCCGGCTGTACCCTGTGCTCCAGTTGGGCCAGTAGGCCCAGTCACACCAAGGGTACCCTGCGCGCCCGTTGGGCCTGTTAACCCGGTTGTCCCAGTCGCTCCAGTGGTGCCGTCTGACCCAGTCTCACCGAGCGTTCCTTGTGCGCCAGTAGGTCCAGTCTCACCTGTCTCACCTGTTTGTCCAGTTTGACCTGTCGGACCTGTCAGACCTGTCTGGCCGGTAACTCCAGCCGTACCCTGGGTACCTTGTGCTCCAGTGGGTCCGGTTGTACCAGTCGCTCCGGTCGCTCCTTGTACCCCGGTCTCTCCTAGTCTACCTTGAACGCCTGTTGTCCCATCTGCGCCAGTTTCCCCTAACGTCCCCTGAGCGCCTGTAGGCCCGGTAAGCCCGGTTTGACCTGTAGCACCAGTAGCTCCCTGGACTCCAGTTTCGCCTAATGTACCTTGTGCACCGGTTTCCCCAGTAAGTCCTGTTTGTCCTAAGGTTCCTTGTGTACCCTGTGCACCAGTGGCTCCTTATGTACCCTGAACACCAGTTTCCCCGTCAAC